CAGCCGCTGCTGGTCCGGCGACAGCGTCACGTTGCGCTGGTAGCGCGGCACGTAGGTCTTGTTGCCCTTGGCGTCGTAGAGGGTCTCGTAGCCGATGTTCTTGTAGTTCACCGAGCCGTAGGGATTGGTCTCGTTGGCGTTGTTGATGATCGAGGAGGCCGCGCCCGAGTAGAGGCTCGCCGACTGGTCGGCCGCCGCCTGATCGTAGGGGTTGGGGGCTTTAGGAGTGGAGCCCATGCTGGCCTCCCAGAGAGAGTGGCGGAATTGAGGCCCGCGCCGGGTCGTAGCCGGGCAGGAAACGGCAGTCCTCGCGCAGCATCCCAAACATCAGACAGTCGCGGGTGCCCTCGACGCCGAGGCGCTTGAAGCCCTCATAGACGAAGCCCATGCGGCGGGTCTGGCTGATGACGCGCTCGGCCGCCGGGTCGACCTCGGCGGTGATCCTGACGGCCTTCGAGAACAGGCTCCTGAAGATGACGGCCAGCAGCTTGCGCGACAGGCAGCGCGGGTCGGCGATGGCGCAGGTGAAATAGGCGTCGAACCACGTCTTGAACTCGACCGCCAGCACACCCTGCAGCTCGCCGTCCCAGCGCCGCGCCGTGACGCAAAACCACCGCGGATTTGTGAAGTCGGTGCGCGTGAAGTCGATCTCGGTCAGCGCCGTCAGCATGGCGACGGCGTCGGGCTCCAGCGGTGCGAAGGACGGCCTCATCCGAACACCGCCCCGCTCTCGAAGAGCACGTCCCAGCCGGTCAGGTTGAATTCGCAGTTGAGGATCAGCGCGGTCAGGCGCGGCGCGCCGACGTGGCCGATGATGCCGACGCCCGACCAGTTGTTCTTGCCCATCACCGCCGAGCCCCAGCTGGAGGTGTCCCAAGGCGCGATGTCCCACGTCGAGCCCTCGTCGCCGTAGGTGATGTCGGGCTGGTTCTGCGGCGCGCTCATGTCGTAGTCGACCTTCATGTCGATGAAGGGCGCCGGCGTGCCGTCGGTCTGCAGGTAGGGCAGGATCATCTTGAAGTGCTTGGCCGCCGGCGTGCCGTAATTCGACCACGCCGCCTGCACGTCGACGCGGATGGGGTCGCCGTCGTCGTTGAGGAAATTCGGGTGCATCTCGTAGAGGTCGCCAAAGTCGGAAGCGAAGAACAGCCGGTTGTCGACCCAGCCCCAGCAGCGCGACTTCAGCCCGCTCCAGCTCGCCCAGATCGGGTTGGGCATGAAGCGCACCATCTGCTGGTAGTTGTTGGTGCCGCCGATCGGCATGTTGGCGATCAGCCGGCCGCTCGACGGGTTCATCATCAGCTGCCAGCCAAAGGCGTCGCGCTGGCGCAGGGCGTTGATGAAGAAATTGGAGAACACGTTGCGGTCGGTCGTGCCGAGCTGCTCGCTCTCGGCCCGCATCAGCGTCGAGAACGGCACCACGCCGGTCGAGATCAGGCAGTAGAGGTCGCCGCCGTAGTTGACCCACGCATGCTTCGACATCGGGCTGTCGAAGCGGAAGATGCCGCTCAGCACGAAGTCGGTGTCGGGGTCGGTGCCGCCGTAGATCACCGCCTCGCCATTCGACGAGAAGATCACCAGCTGGTCGTTGACGTTGACGCCGCCCTCGGTGGTCCACGTCGCCAGCGCGCGGATGGTGCCGCCGCGCCTGAACACCGCGTTGAGCGGCAGCACCTTCAGCTCGCCCGATTTCTGCTGCACCGGCAGGTAGTAGATCGCAAGGTTGCTGGTGTCGGCGAAGAACAGCCGGTTCATGTGCGCCAGCACGATGTTCAGCTGCTCGGGGTTGATCCACGTCGCGGTCGGCGGCGCGGTCACCAGCTCCTTGGCCATCGAGCCCGGCGGGTCGGCGGTGACGCCGGTGGTCACCGGGCCGGCTCCCGTCGAGGTATCGACGCCGAACAGGGTGAACGTGTTGGTCGGCGTGCCCACCGCCGAGATCAGGTGCGGGCCGGCGGCGGCGGCGAAGCCGGCCGGCGGCGCTCCCGAAAAGGCGATCGTGACGACCTGACCGTTGGCGAACTTGCCGATGTCGGCGGCACCGACGGTGGCCACCGCCGGGTTGGCGTTCGACAGGCTGGTGACCGTCACGGCCGGCGGGTCTGGCACCGTGTTGCCGTCCCACGACCAGACGCCGTCGCGGCCGTTGACCAGCACCGTGTAGTCGGTCGAGCTGAGGTTGGAGAACGCCGTCCAGCTCCAGTCGTTGGAGGTGAAGCCGCCCTTGACCAGCGTGTTGTCGACCAGCACCAGCTTACCGTCGCCGGCCAGCGCCAGCTTGTTGGGCGAGCCGTAGTACGGCACCAGATTGTCGACCGGGTGGCCGCTGAGCAGCGGCACCTCGGTCTTGACCGTGCCGGCCCGACACTTGATCTGGTTTTCCTCGACCACCCAGTTGTCGAGCACGGTGGCGGTGAGCGGGTCGCCGACGACCAGCTTCGAGGACAGCGACAGGCCCTTGAGCGGGGCGCTGACGTGCTTGACCTGAGCTACCGCCTTCTTGACCTGCAGCGGCTTCGACAAATAGCGGGACGGCAGCATCCTCACTGCTGGCGCCCTCCCGGCCGGAACGGCCCAAAGCCCCACGGCGAGCCGCCGCCCCAGTCGTCGGAGCCGGCCGCCACGTCGAGGTCGAGCACGCGGGCATTGGCGCGCGCGCCGAGCTTGTTCATGCGGTTGATGAAGTCGCGCATCTCCTCGCCGAACTCGAGCCCCTTCGACTTGAGGAAACGGTACTTCAGGCCGTCGATCGCCAGCCGGCGGTCGAACGCGATGAGGTCGCTGTCGGCGGTGATCTGCTGCTTCGGCGTGCCGGTGTCGGACAGCACCCAGATGCCGTCGCCGAGGGTGTCGCGATAGGGCTGCTCCAGCAGCACCTCGTCGGCGACGGTCTCCAGCAGCGCCAGCATCTGGATGATGTCCTGATCGAGCGAGCCGACCGCCGTGTTGATCGGCCGCTGCGTGATGCCGATCTCCAGCGAAGCCTGCGAGATCGCATCCTTCACGTTGATCAGCGCGGCCATGTCAGGCGACCTTCGGCGCGGCGGTCATCTTGAGCGTGTTGATCATCGAGTTCTGCGCCGAGACCGTCGCGTTCAGCTCGCCGACCTGCTCCTTGAGCGCGGTGATCTGGCCGTCCTTGTCGCGCAGGATCGCCTCGAACTTGCCCAGCTCGGAGCTGAGCGCGATCATCTCCTTGGCGCGCTGCGCCAGCTCCTTGAACTCGCCCGGCATGTCGGCGCGGCTGGCCAGCTTGGCGAGCTGCTCGATGGTGACGATGTCGCGCGCCGCCAGCATCTTGAAATGCGCCGGACTGATGACCGGCCACAGCGCCAGCGGGAAGCCGTCGTTCTGCGGCTGCAGGTGGCGCCCGCCCTGCTCCTTCAGGAACAGCTGGTAGGGGCCGGGGTTCTCCTCGAAGTCCTGCTCGGTGGCCTCGTATTCGACCTGCGTGTAGGGCGGCACCGACTTGATGATCCTGACGGTCTCGCGGTAGCGCGGCAGGCCGTCGTCGCTGACACCGTCCTCGGCCCAGCCTTGCGTGAAGCGGACCAGTGCTTGGCTTTCCTCTGCCATGATTTTCTCCGTGTGATGCCCTTGGTTGGGGGCGGCGGGCAAAGGGCATCTGAACCGCACCGCCCCCGGTGGCGGCCCCTCGGCCAAGGAGCTGCTGAGGGGCCGATCGAGGATCAGGTGCCGGTCAGCAGGATGCGGCCCTGCATCGAGCGGTTGGACAGCGTGATGGCGCCCATGAAGGCGATGTGGCGTGTGACGGCGTCCATATCTGGCGATTGATCTGGAAGATCAAGTTGCTCGAAATTGCGGCCCGAGTAGATTTCGAACTTCATGTATTTCGAGTTGAGCATGTAACCACCAACTAATCCGGTGGCTGCGCCGTCGAATACTATGGCCGCTTGCTTGTATTTCAGCGTTTCGAAGCCCAACGCCCCCAATCTTGCGTCGGCGTAGCGCTGGTTCTCCTGCAGGCCGCTCTCATAGGTCGAGTAAATCTCGGCGTCGGCGACGATCAGGTCCGGGTGCTCGGTGCCACGGATGAGCTTCATCCAGCAGGCATTCAACCCCGCCTTCAACGCCGGATATTGCAGGCCGGTGGCGCGGGCGATCGACTGGAACTGGTTCTTCCAGAACGTCCACGTCGTCGAATCAATTCCGCCGACGATGCCGGTGCCGTTGTCGGTGACGAACGCCTTCAGGCCGGCGAAGGACTTGGCCACCGTGCCGTCGCCGTAGACCGCCTTGGTGATGTTGTTCTTCATGGTGGCTTCGGCGTTGGTCATCTTGCCTTCGAGCAGGTTGAGGATGCGCTCCTTGCCCCGGTTCTTGGCGAGATCGGGACCGGACAGGGTGACCGAGGCGACCGCGTTGGCCGGCGCGTAGTCGGCCTCGGAGATCGTCTCCTTGACGGCCCGGCTGAGCAGCTCGGTGCCGGAATACCACGCGAAGGTTTCCTCCGCGTAGGTGAGCGGGCAGCTGATCGCCTTGCCGCCGTCGATGATGCGGACGCGGTCGCCCATCCTGAGCAGGGCGGTGAGCGCGTTCGAGTTCGAGACGTTGTCGGCGAATTCCTGATGGTAGTTGTTGAGGGTGGTCGTCACCAATTGCGTGACGGTTGGCTCGGCCATGACGGGCTCCTGTCAGAGGAGCCCGCTTGGCGGTGCTCCTCAGAGGCCGACCTCTTCAGCGGACGCTTCGAGCGTGGCGCGCAGGCCGCCCTTCTTGCCGTCGGCGGCCGGCTTGGCCACTGGCGAGGTGATGCCTCGCACGTTGGACCTCACCGCCTGCCGCGCCCGCTCGTTGCCCTGCTGCTTCTGAACGCTGTTGCGCTCAGCCGCCAGCAGGTTCGCGCGGATCGAGGGCACCGCCCAGATGGCCATGTCGTAGGCCTGCTGCAGGTCGCGCTCGGGGTTGGCCCGGTACAGCTCGATCATGTGCTCCAGCACGGCGTCGAAGTGCGGGTGCTTGAGCTGTCCCCGCTCGTCCTTCTCGTCCGCGAACTGGTCGATCTGCCATCGTGTGACCTTCAGCACCTCAGCATTGGCCTTCTCGGCTTCCTGCTGACGCATCTGGTGCAGCTCGCCCCGCAGGGCCTGCACGTCCTGAAACGTTTTGCCGAGGTGGTCGGCAAAGAACTTGATTGCCGGGTCCTTGAGGTCGGCCTCGGAGAGCTGACCGGGTCCCGACGGCGGAGCCGCCGCCGCTGGGTTCAGTCCCATGCGCTGGCCGAGTTCGTTCAGCAGCTGGACGCGGACCTGCGGATTGGGGTCCATCGCCCGCCGGTGGAAGCCCGCCCACTGCACGATCGCGTCGTAGGGCGAGGCACCGGCCTGCTGCAGCGACCCGGAAATGACCGGGTCTTGGAACACCGGCGCGAGAGCTTGCGTGAACTGAGCTGCTGTCGCGTTGGCCTGCACCCTGCGCTGGTAATCGCCCTCCATCTCGCTATGGCGGCGCAGCAGGAAGGCTTGGCCTTCCGGTGGCAGCTTGGCGAATGTCTGGCGGTCCTCAGCGCTCCAGTTCGCCGGGGCCTCGCTGCTACTCCCCGGAGGGGCTGGGTGAGGCTGGTCGGTCGGCTGGGGTGCCGAATTCTGATCTCGGGGCTGGGTGCCGTCTGGCGCTGCTTCACCCGGCCTCGCATCCTGATCTGCCGGGGCGAAGCGACCGCGAGCATCGCGCCGAACGCCGCCGTCGTCAACTGGTCGATCGGCGGGCTGCTCGCCGTCGTCGTCGCTTTGCTCCTGCACCTCGTCCCACGAGGCCTCGGCGATGTCCCTGAGCGAGTGGCGGGGCTCAGGCGGGGTCGCGCCATTCGAAAGGGGCGTCGGGTTCTCTTCGGCCATCGGTGTGCTCCTTGAGCTGCATGGACCGGCCCTTGGTCGGGGCCGGCAAATCGCGTGGGTCGACCGCGCCGGCGGCGGCCATGTCGCGGTCGCGCTGGCGCCACGACGAAATCTGCTCGCCCGTCACCGGGCTCTCGATGCATTCGAACCGGCTCAGCATCGGCATCGGGAAGGAGGGGACATTTAATCCTCGAATTAATGTCCCCTTCTCGACCAGCCTGCCGGCGCGGATCACGTAGACGGTCATCTGTGCTGCGGCCTGCGCTGCTTGTCGCGCGGCAGGTTGAACTGCCCGAGGCCGCCGACATAGCCGCGCGAGCCGACCTTCTGTGGCTTCTTGACCGACGCTCCGGGTGCCGTCGAGCCTTTGACGAATTGCGCTCTGTCGCCCTTCATCGCGGCGCTCGGGTCGGAGCCCGGAACGTCCATGAACGGGATCTTTTTCATGGGCTCTCCAGTGCTGCCTTGCGGCCGTACATCAGGCAGGTTTCGAGGTGGGTCGCGGCGATGTTCATGCGCCGCGACATGAAGACGTGCTCCTGATGCTCGCCGGGCATGGCCGAGCCCTCGGCGTTGTGCATCGCCTCCAGCAGGCCTTCGCCGGCTGCGGTGAGCGCCGCCAGATGGTGCTGCTGGCGCTCGCTGAGCGGCTGGCCGGTGAGATTGTTCACCGGCACGGGGTCGCGCGGGCCGGGCATCAGTTCACCACCGTCGCGAACGTGCCGGGCGGCACCGTCACCGCTGCCTTCTCCTCCCACGTCTTCCAGCCGTAGTTGGAATAGGCGGGGCCGAGCGGCCCGGCGGCGGCGGCCAGCACGGTCTTCTCGTCGGGGCTGTTGGGCACGCCCTTGGGGTTGTTGGTCGAGGCCGCCAGCGGGCTGTTGGGATAGGTGCCGGGCGCGGCGATGCCGGTCGGGTAGCCGCCGTTGGTGACCGGCGCCTGCGGGATGGCGATGCCGGCGCCCTGACTGGCGCCGCCGGGGACCAGCTCGCCTGCGTATCTTGCCATTTGGTCCTCCTATGTGACGGTGAACAGGATGTCGGTGTTGCTGAGCACGTTGTGGTCCTTGACGGCGATCGACACGGTGCCGGGCGCCGCCGCCCAGATCGGCACCTTCATCGTGGTGGCGTTGACGAACACCGCCTTGGCCTCTGGCGTCGGCATGCCGCCGGTGTAGACCTGCGACCACACCGAGAAGCCGGTGCCGGTGATAGTCACCATCAGCGGCAGCGACGCCTGCGGCGCCGTGGTCGGGCTGATCGAGGCGACGACCGGTGCCGCCGGGACCGGCCCATAGGGCTGGCGCGGCTCGATCCAGCCGCGAGCCCGCGCGACGTCGACCGCCAGCGTGGTGCCGAGCTGGGTTGCCCTGTCGGCCTGCGTGCGCGGTGTGTAGTCGGGCTCGTTGGCGCCGCCGCCGCTGCGGGCGATCGTGACAGCGGCGGTCGCCTGATTGACGTCGTCGCCGACCGCACCGCCGGCCCAGTCCGTCATCGAGCTGTAGCGCGGCTTGGCGGCGTTCTGGTTGGCCAGCGCCAAGCTGCCGACCGGCGACGGGTTGGTCGGCCAGTCCTTCGGCGTGATCTCGGCGAGCTTGAGCGTGGCGATCGGCGTGTCGTTGGAGCGGTTCAGATCGGCGAGCGCCATCGCTCAGCCCTCCTTCTTGGGCGTCCGGCGGAAGCCGTGCGCGGCCTCGAACTGGTCCTCGGGGTCGGGCGGATTGCCGGTCGGATAGGGCTCGGCGGCCGTGTTGACCGGGGCCTCGGGCTCCTTGGTCTTGGTCTTCGGCTCGTCGTTCTTGTCAGGGGTCTTGGCCATCGTTTTTCCTTTCAGGTCATGGGTGGTGGTGGAGCGCCGCCGACGATCGGGGCGCCGGGCGGCATCGGAGGACCCTTCAGCGGGCCGCCGGGAGGCCCTGCAGGGGCTTCGCCGGGCGGGCCGGGCATGGGTGGGCCGGGCGGCGGCGGCGGCATCAGGGCGGCCTGCGCGGCCATCATCTGCAGCTGTTCTTGGAAGTCGTCGATCAGCTCGACGACGGCGCGGCTGTAGCGCACCGGGTGCAGCGCCATCTTGAGCAGTTCGAGCCCGAGCTGGATCACCTGCTGCGGCGGCAGCACCTGCGTCATCAGCATCGACTGGGTGCCCTGCATGACCAGCTGGATGGACTGCATGACCATCGCCATCGACTGCTGCTCGGCCTGCTCGTCGGGGGCGACCGTGCTGTCGCTCTCGATGTCGATGTTGCAGGTGCGGCTGAAGTCGGAGCGCAGGATGTCCATGACGGCCGGCGTCACCTCCTCGCCGGTCATCGCGGCGAGCGTCTCGGCGTCGAAATTCTTGGCGATGATCTCGCCCTTGAGGCGCATCAGGTCACGCACGAAGCCGTCGGCCTGCTGCTTGGCGTCGTCGAGCCGGGAGGCGCCCATCGAGCCCTTGATGCGCTGCGCCGTCGCCGTCTCCGAGGCCTTGGTGGCGCCGCGCATGATGTCGGAGATGCCCATCACCTCGTAGATCGCCTGCTTGGTCTGCTCGCGGGCGAGGAACAGCTTGTCGAGCGCGTTCATGAAATCGACGATCGGCATCATCCAGATGTGGCTGGCGAGCCCGCCGGTGATCATGTCGACGCCGTCGACCGGGATCATCTTCTGGTCGGCCGCCGTCAGGATATCGGCGATGTCGCGGGAGGCGGCGTTGTAGGCGCCCCTGACCTTGATCTGCTTGGTCAGGTTGGAGATGCGGGCCGACGTCTCGTCGAGGTCGGCGGCGAGCCGGGCATAGAGGTCGTAATAGGCGCGCGGGATGCGGGTGTCGGTGCTGGTGACAGCCAGCATCGGCGCCGGGATCGGGTAGAAGCCTTCGAGCTGCAGGCTGTCGGGGTCGACCCGGAACACCAGCCCCGAGGCGTCCCTGCAGAACCAGATGATGCGGCGCCCCGTGCGGTCCCAGATTTCCCACAGCATCGCCTTCTTGATCTT